GATGGCTGTGAACGATGGCTGTGATTTCACCAGCGTCTTCTGCGTCGGCGTAATCCGCAGGCGACAGGACAAACATCTGCTCGGGATGTGTTGCGAGATTGGCGCACGGCCAAAACTTCTCGCGCCCTTTGACAATGACCAAAACCCCGCAGATTTCCTTGGGGTCATGCTGCTGCGCGTAAGCCAGTGCGGTATCGCGCCAGGTCATGCAAAGAATGTGCCTATGCCTGGGAAGCCGCCGTGGGGCAGCCTGTTGTTATCGCCAAAACGTGCTTTGCAGCTGTCAACCTGTTTGCCGCAAACGTCTTCGCTCGCGTTGCCAACAGGGTTGTTGTTCACGTCAAAGTAATTTAAGCCGGTGTAGCTGCATTCCGCAGAGCGATACACCCACTGACAACGAGTCACGCACTGACGCTTGGGTGCTCGAACACCAGCGAGGTCAAATACAGAGGCAAGCTCGAACTCGATAATGTCTCGGGTTTCGGCTGATTTGCGGTCAACGTAGTAAATTTCGCGTGGAAATTCAGCATAAGGGTCTGGTTCTGCGCTGCCGCTTTCTTGCCTGAACTCGCCGCCGTCTTCCAGCAACAGGGTGAAACCATCCTCAAGTAGCAAATCGCCGCCGATGAGGTTGATGTCATCGAGGTAGCGACCCAAGGTGCGGATTCGCGTGACCTTGGCACCCTCCAAACCGTCGGGCAGCGTCAAAATCAACGCCGTCAACGTGCCCAAAGCATTCGATGCCCGAAGCGTTGGACGCGGCAAACTGCCCTGACCGTTCCACTCAAAACCGTCCGCTTCGATCGGGATGGCTTGATAATCCTGCCCTGCCCAGGTGATGTCGGTCAGGGATTGATCCACTCCAGAGTGGAAGTAATACGTTTGATCGACGCCGTGCTGGGCAGCGTTTAGCTCCAGCTGGAACAGCTCAACAATCGCACCGGGGGCAATCTCTTGTAGGTGGGATGTAAGGTCCGCCTCGCTGTCGCTGATCGTGTAACCAGCGTCCCAATAGCCAGTTACGACGTAAGCCATGCGTTAAGCAATCACTGCTTTGATGACGGCAAAACCGATCACGATTGCCTCAGACAAAGAACCGCCAGTGATGTTGCGGACGTTGATGCTCGCAGAACCTGCAGCAGCTTGAGCGTTGAGCAGATAGGAGCCAGCCGTGCCACCGCTAACGTGGTTCAGCACCAGCACGTCGGTTGCGGCGATTGTGCTGTTGGTCAGCGTGAAACTAACGGTCGTGTCAGCTGCGAGTGCCGCAGCGTTCATCGTGACCTGACCACACTTGGTGTTAAGCGTGACGCCCGTGCTTTTGCTAGTGGCTTGAGTGACGGCACCACCTTCGCCAGTGATGTAGCCAGCCTTGTCCGAGTTCAGGTTGGTGAAATTGGCGTCCAGCTCCGTGTGCGTGAGCGGTGTGCCTTTCCCAGCTCGGGTGACGATGGTGCTCATGGACAGTCTCCTATGACAGCAGTTTAGGGCTCAAAGACCTGCTGGAAAGTGGCTGTAATCGTGGCACGGTTTACATAGGGGATTGATTTGCTCCACTCCAGGCAAATCCACTTGTAGGTATTGTCGTCGTCGATTGGCGTCCAGTCGAAGCTTGTGGCGTCCGCAGCCCGTGCGTCAAGGAACGCTTCGATCGTGTCAGCGTCGGTCTCGGATACGTTCCAGGTCAGTGACCACTGCTTCGGGTTTTGGTTGAGTCCGAAAGTGACACGTTGCTGATAACCATCACCGAACTGCGTAGTGCGGATGGTGGGCTTGCTGTTTTTTTGTGCGCCGTAGGTTGGCGTGATTGACGGAAAGGTAGCCATTAGGCGAGCAAGCCTCCCGGACGCTTCTGCTTAATCAATTCTGCCTGCACCGCAGCGCCAATGGCACGTCCCAGGGCAGCGGAGTTGGGCTGGTTGCCTTGAGCTTGAGTTCCTTTGGCGTCAACGTTGACGACGATGTTGGCACTGCCAAATGAACCGTTTGGCGCCACGCTGCCGGTACGTCCTGGAGTGAACAGTTCAGGTCCGCGTTCTCCGACCAGATAGCTTTTGCCGCCCATTGCGGTGCCACCAGAAGCAAGCGCCCCGATTGGCGAAATGCCCGGCAGAATCCCTGGAACGTTCAACTTGCCAGACAGCCCTGGCGCCGTCATGCTTGAAGCTGAGAACTTAGGGGCTCCAGGGAATAGGCTTGAAATGATTTGGAATGCCATCATCCGAATGGCCGCGTTAATAATCTCAGTCGCCATATTCAAAAAGCTATCAGCCACTGACCTAAAGAATCCGGCCAATGCTTGCCGTGCGGTGACTGTTCCTTCAACCATGCCTTTAATTCCTTGACTGAAGGCATCACCGATTGTCGCGGAAATCTCCTTGATTCTCTCCAATGGATTTGCCAAATCTTTTAGCTTCGTTTTCAATCTGTCAATATGCTCAGTCCGAGCATCCTTGCCCGTAAATATTCCACCGGCTTCAGAGCCATCAAAAGTGCTTTCGCTTGGGGAAATTTTCGCCCCGGCCATGATATTGGCGATGTCTTGTCTGATTGACTTAATCCTTTCGCTATATTGCAATTCATTGTCAAGGAATGCCTTAATCCGCTCCCTAGGCTGCATTTCGGCGCTCAGGATCTGCTGGCGTCTAATCAACTTCTCTAGATACGCCTGCTCTTGCTGATCACCTTTGATCTGCGCGGCGAATAGAAGTTCTTCAAGCCGCAACTGCTCCTTAGAAATATCTTTGCGCTTGCCAGTCTTCTTAAGCTGATTCTCTAAATTCTTCTGCTTTTCATGCTCTAGTTCGCCCTCTTCAGCCAAGATGCCCAAGCGATCAGACAACGCTCGCACATTGGCGTTTTGAGTCTCAAGTTGCTTTTTGGCATTATCGAGTGCGATGCCGCCAAACTTGCTCATTTGGGGCCTCAGTTCAAGCTCAGAGACTCGTTGCTGTGCCTGGGCTTGCGCTAAGACTGCAACTTCTAGGGCCGCCTGTGCAGCTTCACGGCCCATCGTTTTAATGCTGGACGCTAGTTCATCTTGCTTTTGTTTAGCATTAGCCGACTGGGCAGCAAAATATGCCACAGCACCGGCAACAGCGACAAAAGGTACACCAATCATTGCCACTTTGAGTAATCCAAGCGCAGCAGTACTGGCATTGATTACAAGATTGGTTTTAGTGATGGCGGCGCCCGCGGCGGTGTAGCCAATCGTGACAGTGTTAGTGACCCCAGCCACGGTCGCAAGAGTGGTGCCAAGCTTGGTTAAAAGACCCAAAGCTATGGATCCGTTCAAAGTTTTGACCGCAAGCGCAAGCAGTCCGACAGCCACTGCCGCGGTGCGAACAGGAGAGGGTAATTGGCCAATAACTTTGACCAGATCAGTCAGCAATTTGACTATTGGCGTCACCGCTGGCAGCAAGGTCTGACCAAAAGCCGTTGATAGTTCATCAACAGCGTTCTGTAAATCTTTGAATTTTTGAACGTCAGACTGTTGAACTAATTTTGCAATCTTTCCAGCGCCTTCCTTTTCAACTTTCTTCAAAGCCGAAATCAGGATGTCAGAGGTCAAACTGCCTGCTGATGCAAATTCTTTGAGCTCTCCAACGTTCTTGCCCGTCTCTTCAGCCACGGCCTGCAACAAGCCTGGCACTTGCTCAGCAATGCTTCTAAATTCATCACCCTGCAAGCGGCCAGAGCCCAATGCCTGAGCCAGCTGAGTGAATGCAGCCGATGCGCCCTCGGCGCTAACACCAGACAGCCTGGCAATAACGTTGAAACCCTTGTAGGTCGAAGAAATCTCTTCAAGACTGATCCCTAGCGGCCTCAAACGCGCATAAATATCAGCAACACCTGCAGTAGCCTCACGAGTGCTCAAGCCAAATGTCTTAGCTGCTTGACCCGCTAACCGCTGTGCCTGTTCAAATTCGCCGTATTCAGTCGTTAAAAGCTTGAGACGAGTATTGAGGTCATTGATTGAAGCTGCAGCCTGAATAGACCTACGGCCAAACTCAACTAAAGCAAGACCAGCAGCAGCCTTGGCAAGGCCCTGAATTGCACCCTGAGCCTGCCTTGAAGCCGTATTGACTTGACGCAGTTGGCTGACCGCGTTTCCGCTTCTTACCTGTACGTCAACAACGGCAACAGCCACGGCCCGACCTAATCCTTTGATTCAGTCTACCGACGTTTTATCGACTCCTTACCCGCGCCTTCGCCATCTCTGCTTTTTCGCGCTCGTTCTTGACTTCGTAATAAGCCGCGAACATCACAAACTCAGCCTCCGTCAGGTTGCCGCGTAACTCGCTGACGGTTTTGCCAAGTTCAGTTGCTAGGAAGAACTCAAAGAACAGCCAAGAGTCTTCCCTTAGCCGTTTTTTGCTTCCTCAAGCGATTCAGCATCGCCCAAGCCGAACAGGAACAGCTCAAGCTCGTTCAGAACCGACTCAGGCAACATGCGCTGAAGCTTGGCCGTATCTGCAGCTGCAAAAGGCTTGGAGCCATCTTCCAGCTCAGCCATTTGGCATAGCATCTGAGTGCTGATGTCCAGCGCATCATCAGTGCCAGCCAGTGACTGAGCCTTTTTACGGTCAGCGCGGGTGATCGGCTTGAAATACAGATCCCAGGATTTACCACTGGGATGCTTCAAAACAAACTTGCGACGCTGGTTTAGGTCAAATGCCTCGACCAGTTCATCGACAAGACGTTTAGCCACGGGCACTTAAAGGGGCGAGTAAACCGCCCCAAATATACCCCTTATCACTCAAGGTTGCCGGTGATGGCACCGCTGGTGATGAAGTTGCAGCTAACAACGACGAGTTCGCCAACAGTGGAGCTGATTTCCATGTCGGTGATGATGCCAGCAAAGCTGATCGAATCAGAGCCAGTGGTGGAGCCGGTGGTGAACAGCTCAAAGGTGGCGTCTGCCGGATCAGCAGTGGTCAGCACATCTTCCAGGAAGCCAGCTTGGCCAGTTGCGTCGGGGTCGTAGACCAGCTCAACGGTGCCAGAACCGGAGATCAGACTGCCAACAAAGGAACGGAAGGTGTCGCCATGATCGGTGACATCCAAGGTTTCCTTGGTGGTGGTCAGGCTCCAGCTACGGGTGCCAACGATGGTGGCGTTAGTGCTGCCAGCTGCGTCGAACTGAACAGAACCTTGTTCGCCTCGGAGAATTGCCATGGGTCAGAGTCCCTCGATGGATTCAAAGGTCACACGGACCTGGGTTTGGAAATAGCCCTCGGGAGCTGGTGAAGCCAGAGCCTCTGGACCTGTTGGAGCGTCGAAGAAAACCCCCGACACGTTGACCCTATTGTAGAGATCGCGGATTCTTTTCCCGATGGTGTAGTTAGCACCAGGACCAACACCGGGAGCCGAGAAGATATTGAAAACGACTAGCCCGAAGATCCTGTTCTGCGAGTTGCTAGTCCCGCCCTGGCTGAGGTACTCGTTGGCGCCGAAGGTTGTTAAGCATTGCACCCAGCTAGACGCCGGTGTCGGCTCAAACGCCATGTTGTGAAAGACCACGGGGATGGCAGGGCTTTCCGCTAGCTCGGTTGCCAATCGCGCTTCGATGGTGGCGCGAACCGTATTGAGGTTGATTGCTGCCATCAGTCTTCAGCGATGATGCTGCGCCATTCTTTGACTACATAAGCCTCAAGCTCTTTGCCGATCAGATCGGGGAAGCCCGGCTTAGTGCCCTGCCTGGTGCGGTACTTACCACCCCACGATGGCGGGAGGTTAGTGCCGTAGCAAACTGCCTCGGCGTACTCGACGTTGTTAAAGACAACGCCTTGGTAAGGATTATCTGTATTGACCTGCCAGCCCTTGATCAATCGCCCGGTGTCAACAGGCGTTCCGACAGGTGGCTGACGGAGCTTTAACTCTGCATGCCATTGCAGCGTCGTGCGCTTGACTAGCTTTTTAACCTGATCGT